TTAATTAAGTGATATTTATTATAATCTAAAACATTATTTATAACTTCTTCTTCTGCAATTTCAATACTTTGTTTATAACTTAATTGCATGTGAAGTTCTAATTCTTCTTTTGTTCTAGGTAAATCTACCGCCGGAATATTAGAACTAGAAAAATCTTCTCCTGTATTTTGTTTAGCTTGTTCTAATAAATCTTGAGAATACATATCTTTTACAATATTAGATGCGTATTCTGTTCTTTGTTTTAAAGATTCTGGATCTTGTGAAAACGCTTTAATATCATAATCTTTTTCTGCTATACCGTTTACTACAATATCTAAAAATTTTGGTATAATTGGAACTGGTTTCCAGTCTAAATTTAAATAAGACAAATCACCATTAATAGATAATTCGTCTTTATATTTTTGTACATTTTGCTCTCCTCTTGCATATAATCTTAAATTGTGAAAATTTTGATATCCTGTATTCCATCTGCTCCCGTTTACTCTACCTCCTCTAAACCATTCATATTCGATAGCTTGTCCTACTAATAATCCATATTCTAAACTTTTCTTTTCCTCTTCAGATACCATCTGACTTGGAAACGCACTATTAATACCAGTGTTTAATTTCATCTATTAATTATTTTTGATTCATTACCTTTATTGTCATATTTAGCAAAATGTAAATTGAGTGGTTCTCTTGAAACCTCGGCAATGGGTCTGTATTTATTTTTATTACACGCCATGATTGCTAATCCAGAACTAATAGAAGCATCATGTTTTGTTCTGTTATTTATATCAAAAGCTGACCAATCCTCTAATGTCTTTTGAAAATACATTGTCCCATATTGTTCGTTATTGTAACCTACAAAACTTTCAATATAAGCTTCGATTGCAGCCGCGTGTGCTTGTTTAACATCTTCACTTGAATTTGGTATACCACCTATTTCTTTTTCAGCGATAGATAATTTATATAAGGTTTTATCTGGTCTGTTCATAGAATAAGCTCTATAACCCCTTCTTTTTAAATAATATAATAATCTTGGTTTATTATTTTCTGCTAAAATTGGCATACCATAAAAATGTAAAGCCATTAAAACATCTTCAAAAAATATTTCTGCAGTTTGAGGTCTAGAAATATATTCTAAAAAGAATAAATTAGGTGGAGCATCATCCATACTAAATTTTGTTAATCCATGTAATGCTCCTTTTGATCCTCTACCATCTACAGTTCCTGAAATATCATATGAGTCACAACCAAAAGCTCCCATATGTTCGTTTCCCGGATATTTTCTACCATTTTTTATTAATACTCTATTTTGTTGATGTGGATGTGGAACCCAAGATACTAAAAATCTACCTTGTTTACTTGGCATAAACATAACACTTGTATCTTTAATCCCATCTTCCCATTGAAAATTACCCTGAGTTAATACTCCTGAATATTTTAAATCTTCATTATAATCTATTTGTTCGTAAATTTTAGTTAGATTAAATAAAGATTGTTTAGTTTCATCTCTGAAAGCGTGTTTTTCAGTACGTGGAAATTGTCTATATAATTCGTTTAATGCGTCAGGATCGTCTTTTAAACCTTCTACTTCATTCTCCCAATGTTGTATGACCCCAATCTCAATCTCTTGGCCATCGATTCCTTTAACTGGGGATTGTGGAGTGTCGAAGACAGGGTATCCATAAGTATCGATGTATCCCTCGTAATTCCATTCCATAGGAATGAACAAGCTATATAATCCTGAGCTAGTCTGTCCATTGCGGTTTCTTTTAATAACATCTGAGTCATCATATAATTTTTTAAAGTTTCTACCTCCTTTATCTAAAGCATTTGAGGTACTACCCATCATACATTTACCAATTACTCTACTTCCTAATCTTAACGTTGTTTTCGTAACCCTCCAGTTGTTGAGGATGTTTTCCGGTTTTTCCCATTTCCCTGCTTCATCATGTACCAGTAACGCAAGTTTTTCTCCATCATAGGAGTTATCTCCCGTGTTTTTCCAATCAATTGTAGTATCGAGTCCAACGATTTCTTCGAGTTTTTCATTCGTATCAAGTTTTTTACGAGTGAATCTCGACGCTGGAACTCTGTAGGCCAACTCTGTTTTTGGGCGATCCATCCCATCTTGTATCGGTTTAAAGAAAAACGGGTAGTTGACCGAGATCGGTACGATCTTGTCGGTAAACATTTTTTTCGCATCTGCCCCTGACTTTGATAAGACACCGAATCTAGCATCGCTTGATATTGTGGCCATGTTAACTGTTTCGCCTGAAGCCATAAAAGAGAATCCTGAACGTCTGTTTTTGAGGTAACACATACCATACGACCTTTTATCTGCTTTACACGCTTCCCAGAATATGAAGAATAATCTGTTCGCTTCTCTGAAGTCCGCTTGTCCCACGTCGATTTTTGACCACTGCAGATACATGTAGTGAGTACCAGTAATATAGGTAGGAACACCTTTGTTATAAAACCAGAAACCTTCGTCTCTTCTTTTAAATTCTTCATCAATATAATTATGTAATTTATTTTTGAATGTTTCAGGATAAGCTTTCCAATCAAATATAGTTTTGATATTTTTTAATTCTTTCCTTTTTTCAAATACTTCCCAATATTGTTCTAATTTCTTATTAGATCTTTTATAAGGGTTATCTTCTAATGGTAATGCAATAAGTAAGTTTTGAATTTCATAAATCTCACCTATTTGTCCAGTTCGACTAATTACTATTAGATCATATTCTTTATTATAACCATACTTCCATTTTTTAGACTTATTAAGTCTTTTAATGACGTGTGGTTTAACAGGTTCTACTACTTTATATAACGTTTGTTTATACATTATTTAGATCGTCTTTCTGCGAATCCACTGAAAGTAGTTTCTTTTTTTTCTGTAGGTTTATCTTCTAAGATATTGCTTTCTTCTTGAATTCGATTTAAAATTTCAAAAGCATCAAAGATAGCAAGTTTTTTTGTAGCTGCTGCATTTTTTAATCTATCAGCTGATATATCATCATCTGAATCAACAATAGCTTCTTTAGCTACTTTAATTAATTCCTCAACTGCTTTGTGCCCAGCTTGGATTATATTCAACTTCGTTTCCTTGACGTTCATATTTAATTACAATATCATTAGATTTCATACAATAAAGTCGTTTACCATCTACGATAAACTCAAATTCACCAAAAGGTTTATAACCAATAACGTCTCCCTCGGTGATTTCTAGCGCTTCTAATGCACTATTTCCATATTTCAATACTCCAATAAGGCTTTGTTCTAACCAATTGTGTATTTCAACTTCATCTTTAAGTGGTGCAATAAAACATCTATCCCCAAAAGACTTCCATTTGTCTTTTCTTTTATAAAGATATACTTGATCAGGTTGAACAAAGTATAAATTATCTTTAAAATAAGATTTACTGTTTTTTTCTTCACCTCTTATATTATACCATCTTCTAAAAACATTATGATGTATCATAATTAAATCTCCTTTTTTAATTGGAGTTTTAGAAGAAAGTGGTACTTCTATAACTTTCGCTATATTATTAACTGATTTAAAAGTTTCTACTTGAGTATTAATTATAAGGCTTTTGTCACCTACTTCAACTTTATTATTATATCGCTGACCATAAGGTTCAACGATAAAATCAAATAAACTTTTCATTAATATTCTAAATCATATTCGACGGATATTGCCATGTTAGAATTAAACTTTTTCCATGGCAATACCTCATCATTTTTTTTGATAAAGATGTTATAAGAATTGTCTTTAGAATCAGAAAGTATATGAGAGATTATATGACCACCATATACTGACTGCCCTATTGAATAGTGCATTGCATCAGTTTTGTAGTCAGAACCAATACTTATCTTTCTAATTTTAGATGACATTATTTCTTATCTTCTTCTTCTTTTTCAATTGGAGTAAAAGATCCGTCTTCTAAATTAATATTGATAGATCCATACTCTTTTTCAAGTTCCTTTTTGAATTCTTCAGTTTCCTTATTAATTTCATGGAACTTTGCCAATACCGCGGTTTTTTGGGCTTCAAGAAATCCTGTTTCATTTAAAAGTTTATTTAACTCTTTTTGAAAATCTTGGATTTTCTTTAATTGGTCTTCGGTAATCATTTGTTTTGCTTCTTCACTCATTTTGATTAAATTTAATTTATTGATTTTAGTTATTAAGTATTAATATAGTTACAGGTTTTATTTATTTTTTAAATAAACTTGTAGCTTTTTCTGTTGTTCGACCGCCGAAATAAGCTAAAACGACTGACATCATCACTTTCTCGAAAGTGTCATTCCAAGTTTCACCTATGTGAAATGGTATTGATTCTATACTATCTAGTAGACCAGCTAACGAGAATAAAACAATACACCACACTAAAACTAATGGGCGTACGTTTTTTGAAAGCCAAGAATCGGATAAACTATCCGCTTGCCATCTTGAAGTCACAGCTTCCATTTCTTTATTTTGTTGGTCGAATATAAGTTGTTGTAATTTTATTTTGTCTTCACTGCTTACATCAGATTTCCCAATAGCTGCTATAGCTTCAGCAGGTGATGTTACTCCTTTAATTATACCTCCAAG